GTCATTAGAAGTGACTTGCTCTATCCAGTTGCGCTAAGGAAGGTCTTAGGTATATCTTATAAGCTATTGATATGCTTGTCAAGATCATCATAGCCACCAATGTATTCACCCTCTGAGTCCCAGATTTGTGGTATAGATGTGAGGTCTGCCATACCCAGAAGGCTTTTAACCCACTTAGAATTACGTATGTTATATGATACGGAACTTATCTTGTTGTCTTTCATTAGGCGCTTAGCCTTGTCACAGTATGTGCAGTTTTCTTGTGTAATGATGATGTATGTCATTTAGATACCCCCTAAAGGCGTAAGCAGTTTAAACACATGCTTAGGTGGCTACGGTTAACGGATTGGGCAGGCACCTGTCAGACACTCTTCGTCAGTCAGATCATCTGTTGAGGCTAGGTTGGTTAGGTCTACAGGCATCAACGTGTTAGCATAGGCACGGTAGTCTTCCTCAGATACTACCTCTTGTGGTAAGTAAGCGTATCCTAGATCAGCCGCTGATTTGGTGGGGTCATTGCGGTAGATAAATGACACACCAACGTAGGTATCCCAGTTATCCAAGATCCAAGTAATGATGTCAGGTATCTCACCGTTGTCATAACTAATTGTGACAGAACAGTTATGATCTACATAGTGATCCATCATTAGCTTATAGCGGTCTAGCTGGCTAATAGCTGTTTCAAGGTTAACCTCTTTACCGTCTACCAAATCAAACTTAACATCCTCGTAGGCTACAGGGAATGTAACCAAGACGCTATCTGACTCAAATGGCTTCTCAATTACCTTATAACCTGATGCTACAAGCTTAGGGATGATCTCGTCATGCTTTGAGAACGTCACGTTGTTGAACAAGTATTTACCAAGAGGCTTGTGTACACCCTCAGTAGTGTCCATGATCTTAGACAGTGTACCAGATGGCTTGACTGTAGTTACCAGCTTAGCCCGTGGCAAGCCCAGCGCATCTGCCATAGAGTTTGCACCCTTCTTAGCTGAAGCACGAAGAGCCTGTAGCATAGTCACGACGTTACTCTGACCATTGTGGTGATCCAAGAACTTAACGATACCTGTAGCACCTACACCACAGAGACGTAGAAACTCGTTAAGCTCGTGCCATGAGCGCTGCAACACCCCATCATCTAGGTTCACACATGTCTGACGGTAGTTAGCACGGGCTACAATCTCAACAGCCTCTTGTAGTCCACCGAAGTCCTGCAGGAACTTACCCCAATCTACCTCTACAAGGTTGCAAAAACTCTTATTTCCTAATAAAATCTCCGCGCAAGGATTTACACCTTTAAAGTGTGGCGCACGTTTCTTTGCACTCTCTGCGTTAATAAAACCTGGCTCAGACCCACCAGCTTCAATCATCTTATCAAAGATGTAGCTAAGCTCCCATTGTGTGGGCTTCTTATGGAATACAATAGAGTTGTTTGACTGCTGACGATGTTCGTTACCGTGCAACCAAAAGTCTTTCTTAGCTGAGATAAAGTTGTCAACCTCTGGGTCAGACACTGGCATCAATGCAATCTCAGCAGAACGACGAGACGACAGTGTAGTGCCAAGATGGTTCAGCACATCAAGGATGTCGATACGTGTAAGTAGTTGCCCTGCACGATCATTAAGCAAGTCACAGATGCGTTGGAATGCAGACGAAACAGTTTCATCTCCAGAGCTAATCCAGCCATAGCCTTTGAGACGCTCTCCTGCTGCACGTACCTCAGAGAAGTCCAAGATCAGTACATCTACAGCATCCTTCATAGCAAATAGTTTACCTGCAGACTTAGCCCAAGCTTCAGCACTATCACCAATCTTGAGGTGGTAGGTCTTCTTGCCAACCTCATCTACGGATCGCCATGACTGGTTGTCGGGACAGCCTTTAGCTTCACCCAATACCTTAGCTGAACGTACAATCCTTACATTAACTTTCTTAGCGAAGCCATTAAGTGTACCTACAACAGGCTCAAATCCTACGCCACAACCCTGTAGCAACAACCACATAGCATCAACAATGTCGTGGACAGTTTCAATGCGACCAAAGGAACAGTTAAACTGTGACGCCTCTCGTGTCTTAGCTACGTTAGTACCGCCCAGCCATAGTGTACGGCCTGACACTGTAGCTTTGCGTTCCAGCATTAGTGTACGAAGCTTATCAAGCTCAACGATCTCTGACATGTCTAGTGTGTTGGCCTTAGCACGTTCCCAGAGCCACTTCTGGTGTTCAATAACACGGTCTACTGTCTCTTCCCACGTCTCAAAAGTACCATCCTCCTTGGGACGGTTGTATGTACGCCGTGTTACTACATTAGCACGGGTGGAAAATTCTTGGTAGTTATTCATCGCTTGTCTCCGCTTCCTTTAAGTGTACCACGTTCTTTGCGGCCATTCAGCTTTTCCATGTTTAGTTCTGCAATTTTCCTCAAGCTACCGCCAAAGATATGTGAAGTAACTGTTAGATAATACAGAACATCACCTAGCTCATTTAGAACGTCTTCATCAGTAAACTTAGATTTATCTCTAACTAGCTTCTTTACTTTTTCTGCTACTTCACCAGCCTCTCCTACAAGGCCTAAGACATTCTCAAACAACCTGTCTGTGCCTTCCGTCATAACCAAGGCTTCTGCCCAATCACCGTATAGTTTCATAGGATCTTTTTCAGCTTCTACATTTTCAAACATGTCAAAGTATCCCATTACTTTTAGGTCTTCTGTACTAATCATTGCCGTTCCTTTACTAACAAATTATTAATCTCTACATCGTCTACATCATACATAATGTCTGTGATAAGATCATAGATGTCATCTTCGTGTGCATTATTATAAGATGATAGAATATTATTTGCTTCGTCTACCTTCAAAACAAATACAACGCTAAATGTTTTATCACTCATTATCTTTCTCCGATAATGCTTCATTCATTTTACGTAGATAGTATGCTGCTTTATGCATGTCTTCCATAGGTTTTTCCTTATACTTGTAGCGGTGTTGATACTTAATCAAATTACCGTGACAGTAAGCAATAAAACCATCAAGACCTAGAACCTGTTTGATATAATCAATACACTCTATACCTCCAGCGTTGTAGTGCGCTGGGCGTTCTACAGGATCATACTCACGTTTAAGCGTATCTGTCATTAATCTTTCCTAGCTTTAGCGGGATCTTATTTGTTTTAGCTCTAGATCCCGGCTCTGTCAACCATTCTTCAGGTATAACTCTGTGCGACCATAGATAACCATTCTTATCACACCATTCAAAGTATCGCGACTTAGCACCCTTACTTAGAGGCGCTTTAGCATTCCAAAACACGAAGCGAATATCTAGCTCTGGGTGCTGTTTCTTAACTGCTAAATGCTTGCGACGGTCGCTGGCGTCGAAATATCCTTTGGTTTCTATCAGGATACCGTTATCTAATTCAAAGTCTGGCGTGTAGGTTCTATATTTAAGATCCTCCCATTCAATCTTTATTAACTCATACCTGACTTCTATCTGTCTCTCTGACAAAAACGCAACGGCCTTATCTTCAAGGCCGCTGCGATAACTACTAGTAATATGCCTACTTCTTTTAGCCATCAGCTAGGCCATCAACTAGGTGAATGTAGTCTACTAACGGAGGGTTCTTAGCCTTTGAGTTAGGCGACGGCAGTGTTTGTAGTGTAGGCCAGCACTTATACTTAAATGCACAGAACCCACATTCAACACCCAGCTTAATGTTGCCTGTCTCTTTGCGGTAGAACGTCTCTTTGATTGGCTCAAAGCAACGCTCAAAGGGTTCATCATTGTCGATGTATTCTGTCAGTGCTTCGATATCTTTCAGCACAGCTTCTTTGTCTACACCGCCAGCGTCAACATACTTAAACTCACCGTTTGCCTTGTTGACTACCCACCAGCCGCCAACCTCTTTACCTGCACCCTCTGCGTAGCCCACAAGCTGTGGGATGTAGCCGAAGCTGTCACCTGTAGCTAAGGCATCAAAGGATGCAAACTTGTTATTGTAAGACCAAGGAGATGCTGACTTTACGTCATCTACCTTGTCATCCAGGATCATGTCATACTCACCACGGATTTCTTTACCATTGGCTAGTTTTAGTACAACATAGTCGTTGTCAGTAAACTCTACGTTTGCTGCTCTCATGATACCCTTGAACACTGCTTCTACAATGTCTCCCAAGATCATGTTCATCAGGAAGTGTGGTGGAAATGGTGTCTTACCTTCTGGCTCATTCTTGTCATACCATAGCTGGCACTTAGGGCGACCAATGTTAGACATACGTAAGCGGAATGCGTCACGAGGACCGCTATCAAACTGCTTAAACAACGCTGCCTTAACGTCGGAGGCGACCTTATCAGCCACCTCCTCAGTCATTGTAGTCTCACCCGCCATAGCCTTCTGTAAGAATGTAAAGATAGCTAATTCTGCAGGATGATTCATTAGTCTGCATCCACATCAATAATGGAACCAACAAGTTCTGCGTCTTCGGTACTCATACTTCGATTAGATCGCTCATGGTGTAGGTCCATGATCTTACCGTTACTATACTCAATGAAGCCCAAGAAGTCTGTCAGTGTATCATTGTCTGTTGCAGATAGTTCTACTTGTTCACCTACAGCAGCAGTGATTACACCATACGTTGCACCCGTTGGGATAGACTCCTCTTTACCTGTCAGGATCAGTGTAGACATAATCGGCAACAGGTTTCTACGACCTAGAATAGCCAGCGCACCCTCAAGAGACTTCATACTATCACGGTTCTTAACATCCATTACGAATGCTAGGTTGTCGTACTTTGTAGAGATAGCTGCTCCCGTTTCGTCCATTGGTTCATTAATCGTAAGCAAGCCCATGAACAGCTTAACACGCTTAACAGAGCGCATAATATCTTTTGTAGCTTCAGGTAGTGCATTGAAGTCTTCAATGTAACCAGATGGACGACCCAAGTTAAACCCGCCAACACTATCCTGCATGTCACCATTGACGGTATTACCCATCACTGACTTTTCCATCTCGTTAGTAGTTGAGTTCCACCGCTGCCACTGTTGGCGCTGGGCTACAATGCGGACACTGATACTCTCCGCGTAAACGACATCATCACCCATCGTGATCTTATAAGACCCTACAGGAATAACATCCGTCTTGATCTTCTTACCACCAACATCAATCTCGCCTTTAATAGCTGAACTGACTACGTTTACCCGTGCAATAGATGGGCCAGACTGTTTGCTGGATTTTTCAGGTACGCCCATAAGCTCTGCAAGAGACTTACCACGATCCGCTGCTACTGTTAGTTCTACACTCATAATATTCTCCATGAGATTTGTGTTAAAGAGTCCAAGTTATACCATCATACGTCTTTTACGTCAAGCCAATTAGGCCCAATCTTTGACTCAAGTAGTAATGGTACGTTCATTACAACACCATAGGCTTTCTCTATGAGGTCATTTAATTCTGTGTTCATATCGTCAATGATTTGTAGCACGATTCCTCTCTCCTTTGGGTGAGTATCTACAACTGTCGAGTCATGTACTGTGTTTACAAGACAGGAATGTAGACCACTTAACCGTTTCTCTAATTCTATCAGCACGACAGGAACCACATCACCAGTAGCAAACCCCTGCACTGGATAGTTCTTGATCATAGTGAAGTGTGACACACCACCACGAGCATTACGTTTAACATCTGGGAAAGCATATTGCCTACCTGACTTACTGGTAATCTTATTAAACCTTACAGCCTCGTCTGCCAAACTCTTGTGCCAAGCAGCTACACCCTCGTACTTCTCGTTGAAGTGAATGTAGTATGCCTCTTCTGCTTTACTCCTACCGTATCCAGTAGCTCCGAAGAGGGGTGCAAACGTATGCTCCTTAGCTTCCTGACGTGTTGTAGGCTGTCCCGCATCGGTAATGACCTGTGCAGTGTAACTGTGAACGTCGAAGCCATTAGCAATCTCAGCCATAGCTACCACATCCTGTGATAAATATGCAGCAGTACGAAACTCTAGCTGTGCAAAGTCAGCCTCTAAAACCTCACCACCCTCCCATCTAGACACAAACACACGCTTGACTGGGAAAGTACCACCACGGGGCATATTCTGCATGTTAGGGTTACGACCACTGAAGCGGCCTGTAGCTGTGATATGCTGTGTAAGACTTACGTGTAGGTAGCCATCTTTCTTAGTGAACGTGTCAATGCCCTCTACGAATGCAGAGAGGTAACTACTAACAGCAGACAAGCGCTTTAGGTCAGTGAGAAAGCTTATTGCATCATCCATCTGCTTAGTCTTAGCTGTACCAATCAGCACAGATAGATTGTCCTTGCCTGTGCTAAACCCATTGGCACTAACCCACTTCTTTGTAGGTGCAGCAAATGCTAATCCAGCTAAGATGTTTGTGTCCTTTAGTTGGTATCCCCGCGCTTCACAATCCTTACATTTGTTAGGTCTGGCATACTTTGTGCCATCCTTCCTTACTTTATAGACTTTTCCTTGCCCCTTACAGTCAGGGCAGGTAAACGCTTTAGTGCGCCTAATCAAAGTGCTGTTAGAACCTACTGCTGATACAAACTCTTTCTTATCCTTGGTATGTTCAAATAACTGTACCCACTCCTTCTTGTTGTTAACCTTACGAGAGAAAACAACCTGCGACATCTGCTCTGGGGAGTTGAGGTTAATAGGTGTGTCTCCCATTATTTCTCGAACCTTATGTTGCAGCCTGTCTTCAATGTCTGCCTTTTCTTGTTCATACTCCTGACGTACAGCATCAAGGGCTACACGATCTACACAAAAACCAGCCATGTACATGCGTGTAAGTGTCTTGCATGTATCAAACGT